CTTTGTAATTGCCGTTCCGAAGCTGTCGATTCCAGAAGTATTGACGGTCAGAAGACTCGTGGCGAGTGTGACCAGCGACTCGACCGCGTCAATCATAGGCTGGAATGTGTCGCCGTCAATTCCTTCTGCTGCTGTTTTTGCGAGGTCAAGATTTGCACCCAGCTTAAATATGCCGGTCGAGAAGGAATCCATCGCGCTTCCTGCGAGCATTGCGAAGGCGGCAATGCCAAGACCAATTAGCAGAAGAGCACCGGCGAGGACGGCCGCGCCTAACAAGGTCGAGCCAGCACCAGCACCTGCTAACTTACAAGCACCGGCAATGGCCAGCGCAAGTACGGATACGCCACCGCACAAAGCAGCAATCGTTTCCCATTTAATATCGTTATCAGATATGAATTTCAGTGCGGCGCAGACGGCGACAAGTGATAGAACCAGCACGAGAACAATCCCGATAGTCCCAAGTATATTATGCCCAGCAAGACGAACCGCACCGCCGATGGATAGGAATAAAGCACTTAAAGCAGCACCCAAGGAGATACAAATTGTTTTAATCTGTTCTTCGGGAACATCTTTCAGCAATAGAATTGCGGCTACAAGTGCTGCAATGGCTAAAACTGCCCCGATAGCTTCCACAAATGCACGAGTTCCGCCGCCCTTTCCAGCTAATCTTGCCGAACCAGCGATTGCAAGAAAGACCCCAACAAGAGCAACAGTTATAGACCCTATAATCTCAGCCAGTCTGCTGAATGGGACGTCTTTTAGTGAAAGAACCGCCCAGACCAGTGCCACGATTCCCAAGATAGTAGAAGCCACGACAGCCAGCACACGTTTACCGCTGCCAGCCCATTTTGAAGCTGCGCCAACCGCAAGGACAAGTCCAGCAAGGACAATTCCCAGAATGGATACGGCTGCAACACCGCGCCACATATCGGAGGTTGGAATTGCCGCAAGTCCCGCGACGCACAGAGCAAGAATGCCAATTGCAATGCTCATTGCAATGAGACCACGCGGCTTGGCACCATTGCTATAGCTTCCGTATTTTCCAATGACAACAGCAAGAGCACCAAGAACAGTACCAAGAACAAATACTGCCACGACACCTCTTGCCAGTGCGAGTGGTTTAATTTTCGCGAGTCCGGCAACGCATAGGGATAGGATGCCAATGGCGACCGCCATGGATATGAATTTCGATTTGCTTGTATCGAATCCGCTTCCGCCCATTTTCCCATTGATGATGGACATTGCCGTGATAAGTCCGCCGAAGACAAGTATCATTAAACCAACTCGTTCGAGACCCGTCAAGAACATTGTCTGCGGAATAAGGGTGATGAGATAAATAATGCTCGCAATAATAGCGATAGACACAGCGATGCCTTTAAGATTGCTCCCAGCAGTGGAGTCTTTCCCCAAGACGAACTTAGAAAATGCACCGAGCGCAGCTATAATGGCAGCCACCACGCCAATGGTAACCAATGCTCGTTTGGTATCAGACTCCTTCATTGTGCTCAACAGCCACAAGGAAGCCACAACCAAGGCGATGGAACCTGCAATTTTTAGTAAAGTCGTCCCGATAGCATCAATTTTCTTCTCAGTGTGTCGAATCTCGAAACCATCTTTTAGAATACTTTTTAAGCCTTCGACAAGTCTTTCAGGTGAACCGCGTAAAGAATCGACTACGTCAGCTATTTTTCCGAAGGCTTCTCCGAAACTTTCAATACCTTTACCAGCTTTTGAAAGCCCTCTACCACCTCGAAAAATTCCCAAAGCAATGATGATTTCACTAATCGCGCTACTTAATGCCAAAATTTTCTTTGTTGGCAATTTGTTCAGTGCTTCGGCAATTGCCGTAAACGGACTAACAAATACATTTTTCAGAAAATCGCCAAAGGGTTTGATAATATCGTAAATCGTAAGCGTGTTGTCCGAGATTTTCTGAACTCGCCGCTTGGTTTCTTCCAACCCGGCATCAGTTGATGTATCAGTAAAGAAATTTGCGATTGCGACGAAGAAGCCCTTTACTTTTTCAGCAATATAAGATAATCCGTTTTTTCCACCTTCGACACCAGATGATAGTAAACTATGAATCAGATTCCCTAAATTAATACTTAGATTTTTAAGACTATCCAAAATAGAAGACAAACTAATGTTGATTCCTGCAGTCTGAAAAGATTTTCCAATTCTCGAAAATACTTGACTAAGTTTTTCTGGTATTGAGGAAAGCCAATCAATAAATGAAAAATCGTCAGGCAACAGATTACTAAGTTTTATCCATAGATTTTCAACGGTTCCCTTTATCGCGTTAAATAAATCATCAAGGTGTAAAAACGAAACTAACTTCTGCGCACTCGCCTTTATCCTCTGCCCAATATTTATGAGCTTTGTAATCAGCTTAACGAATATGTTCTCTTCATCGTCGGCTGTAGCGGCGGACGTTTTCTTTTCTTTTCCAAACAAGGTGCCGAAGAACTTGCTTATTTTTTCTGTTGCTTTTTGTACAGCATTTGAAATTGTTTTGAAGGCTGTTTTTACTTTATCGACTATTTTCTTACCAATCTCGGTATTTTTAAGGAAGTCCGAAAAATCGCTTCCCAATTTATGCAGCCAGCTTAGAAAGGAAGAGATGGGTTTGATAAGTTTTGCAAAATTATCGCCGACATTTTTTAGAAGACCACTACTCTTAACCAGCTTGTAAATCTTCTTGTATACATTTGCAAAGATGTCGAATGCGGACTTCAAAACGTCCCACAGCTGTGCGAATATTTCTTTTACAGTCCCATTGCTCATCAGAGCATCTACAATGCTAACAAGAACGTCGCCAAGATTCGCAAGTAGGTCAAGGGTCGATTCAGCGTCGGGGATGATGGCCGAGAATAAAGCAAATCCTTTATTGTATATTTCAGACGTTAAGGTCTTGAGTAATTTGAAAGGTGCTGCAATTCCTTCAAAAATCCGTCTAACTTTTTCAATGTTATCCGTATCCGAGAAAAAATCTTTGAACTTACCAGCAAACTCTCCAATTTTTGTAGAAATATCAACGAGTGTATCGGAAGTGATTTTTGGCAGAACAGAATTGAATACATTTTTCGCAACACTTCCGATTTTTTCGATAGCTTCTGCCATGTCCCAGAACGCTTTAATGATTTTGTCTCGTCCGCCGCCGTCTTTCCATCCCTGAAGAATGGCGTTTCGTGCGTCTGAGGACTGTTGAATCAAGCCACCGAAATAGTCGCTTACTTTAGTAAGCAATTCTTTCGCTTCCGCAAAGTCGCCAACAATAATTTGCCAAGACTGCGTCCAGCCGGACTGCGCTGATTCCTTCAAGGTGTCCATCAACTGACGAACAGTCTTGACCTTTGTTGCAGCTTCGGTCGCGTCTTCACCCATTTTGATAATTTGGACGACTTGGTCTTCTGTGAAACCCATCGCGATTAGCTCGGCTTTGTTAGCTTCTGTGTAAACACCGCTAAACTGTTTCAGGGTATTCAGAAGGACATCCTTGCTAAGCCAGCCTTCACTGAGACTTTCACGGAAACTGCCTTCATTGATAAGTTCCTGAACGGTCTTCTTGACTTTTTTCTTCGTCGTTTTCCCGTTCTTGCCGATTTCAGTTACGGTCTTTTCGACGGTGACGCCCATCGCGGACGCGGTAGCAACAAGTGCATCTTGGAACATCTTACCGCCCATGCCTGCGTTGACAACCGAGTTCCAGTCCTGTGCCTTGACGACACCAGATGACATAGCCTGTGACAGCTGATACATGGCGGTGCTCGCTTGTTGACTTGTTGAACCAGACACAGCGGCGAGGTTCGAGATACCCTGAATAGCGTCAGTTGAGTCTTGCAGTCCAACACCTGCCGCCGTAAACGTACCAATATTACGGGTCATCTCCGTAAAATTGTAAATCGTCTTGTCGGCGTATGTATTCAGTGTGCTCAGTGCACTATTGACTTTCTCCAGACGTTCTACGTCGTCTTCAATTTCCCATGACGTGTTGGACATAATCGTCTGGGTTGCGTCAATCTGGGTCTGATATTCGTCAAAACCGGAAGCGATGGGGTCGGTGGTGAAAGATTTTATAAAATTCTTCAGGTATCGTTCAGCACTCTGAACAGCGGAGCGAATGGTCGTCTCTACCGCAATACCCCAAATGCTGAAACGATTGGCGATTTTTTCAATGTTATTATATAATCTATCAAAGGAGACGGAAGAAGCCGCCCGTTCCAACCCCTCGAATGAGTCCTTTGTTGAAGATTCGCGAATTTTCTTATCGAGGTTCTTTAGCGAGCTAATAGTAGTATCTACGCCTTCTTCAAATTGTTTGTTGTCAAACGACATTTCGACAATTCTGGTATCAATTGAACTCACCCGGACGTCACCTCCTTCCACGCTCGTGTTGCAAGTTCTTCAAAAATAGGGGATAAGGCAGGATTGATGTAATCTATTCCGGTAACATATCCACCTGTCCCTGTTCCGTGCCCATACTGAAGAATGATGGCGACATTAACGCCCTTATTTACGTTAGAATTGTGCCATGTGATGATGGTCTTGCCGTCTTCCTCCGTGATTTCGTAAGACCACGATGAAGCAGTCTTTCCCGTTGATTTTGGCGTAGCATCTCTTAGTGCATTTACCCCCAACTGCCCATACATTTCAAGCAGTTCTTGATAGCGGGGACGTCTTGCTTTTTTGAGAAAGCGATATGTTTTATTGAAATTACCTTTCGAGCGAAGTTTAATCATATCTTCACTCCATTTTGAATTTTTAGCCTGTGCTATTTAACATCTTTCGCCGCTTCTGATTCAGCATATTATTCCGGGCGTATAAGTCACGCCGATTCGCTTTCTTGGGCGGCTCGTTTTTGATGGAGCAGACTCGAACCAACATGATTAGCCGATTGAGGTTCCATTTTTCGCATTCAAACGGAATATTTAGAGAAACCATCCAATAATAAATAATCTCTGATGTGACGATTTCTCTGCTTCGGCTTTTTCGAGTCTCTTTGATAGTTGTGGCGGTTGCCGGGTCGTCAATATAGTTGTTTACCGCCTCAAAGTTTTCTTTCGTTAATCCGAGATATACCATCGGGTCAACATTTGGAGTGATTGTCATGCAACGAATGTAGTCAATACATTGCTCTTGTGTTTTTTCTTTCTCTGTCAGGAATGGCACATGCCACTTAGCTTCCCATTTGGATAGAGAAAGAAGAGAATGCTCCAATCGCAATGTAGTTTTCCGAATACTGATGAATTCGCCTGTTGAATCATTAAAAAGTTCGTTTTCAGGAATTGTAATCTGAAGCATTCTCGTTCTCACTTCTTTATGTTAATTAGTGGCAGACTGAAGAAGAGCCAGCTTGGGATCGTTTGCAGCCGCCTTTGCTGCTTCGGTTGCGATATCCTTCGGCACAATGCCGTTGATAAACTGCGCCGCCGCATTGCCGTCGGTCATCATTTCCACGAACAGCGCGTCGTAAGCTGCGCTCTGCTCGAATTCACGCTTCTTCGTTTCGCTCTTCTCAAAACGCTTGCCATCCAGACTCTTTTCACCATACGAATCGAGGATAAGCCGCTTAATAATTTCCAACATCTTCGGAATATTCATCTTAGACGAGATACTCTCCAACAGTTCTACCAACCCGCCGTCGTATTCCATGTTCATTGCCATGATTTCAGACTTGGTCAGATTGAAGAGATAGTCTTCTTCGCGCGCATTCCCGTTAAAATCCTCATACTTGATATGCTTCTTAAGCATGTGTTTGTTCTCCTTTTCAATTCATTTATGATGCCGTGTCCCCGCCAACTACGGCAATCCCATGTTTTATAAAACACTCGCCAATAAGGTTAATTACTTGCCAGTCAGAATCTTGATGATTTCATCCGGCATCGGGAGCTTCGGTTCATCGGTTTCGGTACCATACAGCAGGTCTTCAATCTGTTTCAGCTTCGCGGCGTCAACCGTACGACTGTCAAGCTCAAACGTTGCGGTCGGCTTATGACCAGTCACCGCCACGGGTAGCGTGTCGACTTCCCACGAGAAAGTCGTCGCATCCGGGGAATCATTGACAGTAGAATGGTCTTTGCCAGACGGCTTTGCAGACGCACCATAAACGATATGGAGACGATATGCACTGGGGTCCGAATCATCAGCATCGCTGCCAATCTTGGTTACATACGAAAAGCCAAACCGCTTGCGCCCCTGCTGACCGAGGTAAGCACCGGGGGCAATTTCAACACTGCCGTCACAAGCTGCAAACTCGTCGGGATAGGTATAGGCTTCGATTGTGGCTTCGTAGCGCTCAGCGCTACGGAAACTGGCGTAAAGAATATCATCCGCCCACAAATCCTGCGCTTCACCACCGGTTGGGTTTTCATTCACAGCTGTGAGGCCATTCCACGGGACACCGTTGCCGTAACCATCGGTATCCTTGACGAACAGAACGCCATTGGACGCGCCAATTTCGTAAAACTTCTGACCTTCCGTATCCCACTTAATACGAGACATATAAAATCCTCCTTAGTTTTTGTAATAAAGTGTATACACAAAGTGATAGAGACCATCATAAATAAAATTGCGGTCGTGACTGCACATTGGCAGTTTGGCAACCGCAAGAGGAATCTGACTATCAGGGTCTCGGTCAATGACGGTGACTGTATATCGCCTCATCATCGAATAGATACGATTGTCGGCGTAACGTGTCGTTGTTCCGTCCCACTCATAGATGATGCATGGATAACTCAGCTTCAAGTTTTCCGGCGGCTGATAATAAACGTGATTCTCTGCCTCTTTGACGATGCCGTGATACGCGGCAGAGGCTAAAGCAAGGCAGAGTTTTTCATTCAATTCATACCGTTTCACCATTGTAGATTCCTCCGATAGTCAGAATCGCACGGGGATGCTGTATTTCAACTGATTCAATCGACCAGCATACCCCCATCCAGCGAACATAACGAATGGCAAAGAAGTGGTTCGTCAGGTAGTCATCCATCACGACGCTAATTGTATTGTTCAGCGAGACATCTGTGTTAATCTTCCCGCCGTTATCATATCGACGAGCATTTTTAATGACATCCCCATAGTAGACATGCTCGGTTACTTGTTCTCGATGCACACCGGGTGCTGTCTGAACTACTTCTGCAAACCCGATTTCCCCACAAAACTTTGCCATTTTGATTTTCTCCTTTACGCTTCCGTCTTGGACGAGAGGGTCCCAAGAACGGCAGTCGTGGCAGTAGAAGTATCGGTTTTCACATAAGTGACAACAACTTCATTGCTCACGACTTTCATAGAGACCGGCTTGTAAATGACATCCTGAATGCTGATGAAGCTCCCCTTGAAAAAGAGGTTCTTCAGCATCGGAGCGCTCATATAATGTTTATGCTCATCGTCACAGTACGCATAGCCATCAGTGCCGTTCCCGTAAACAAAAGTGCCGATGACATTCTTGTCTTCGGCACGCGCAAACACCTTGTCCATTTAGTACCTCCTTACGCGACAACCAGCGAGTAAACGATGGCAGAGTACGGCTTCGTCAGTGCACCAGAACAGCGGGTCTCCATCAGGAACTTCTGCTGATTGTAGTCGATGTCAAAGTCGTCGAACATATTCACACTGCCGCCCTTGTCCGCACCAACGTTGTAGTCGTTCATGTTGACCAAAATCGCCAGCATATCGTTGCCATCCTTCGCCTTAACGCTCTCCATCACCGGAACAGTGACGATTTCCTTCACGCGGAGCTTCTTGCAGAGCTGGTTGACATCTTCATAAATGTCGCGACCAGTCGTGTCGGTCAGAAGCAGGCAGGTAGTGAGCATATCTTCCGTGGTGTACAGCGTGGGATTGCCCGAACCCTTGTATTCCTTCCGGGAGCGAATGACAGCCTTGATAAACGCCTTAGCCTTATCATCGTCCGTTGCGTTAGAAGTAACATTAACCGCCTTCTGAATTGTGAACAGCGCTTCATCTTTTGCAACGGGGCGAATGTTCTGTTCATTAATCTTGTCGTCATCGGAAGTCGAACGACCATCGCCAAGCAGATATGCACGCGCCAGTTCCTCATCCAGCATCATTCGCATTTCCGTCTTCAGCCAGCTGACAACGTTAAAGTCAGTAATATCATCCCAGTCGTCCTTGTCAATCTTCTGCTTCTTGTAGACGGTCGTGGGGGTCGTCGTTCGCTTAAGCAGACTGAAGACTTCGTCCTTCTTCAGGTTGCCCTTGATGTAGCCCTTCGCACGCGCTTGGTCTTCCGTGATGTTCGCGAACATGCTCTTGATTCGGCTGAACGGGCTGTGATGAACACTGCTCATAACCTTGCTCACCCAGCCAGTGTCGCGCTTGATGAATTCGGGCGTTTCGTTCAAATTGTGGGCTTCCGGGAACAGATACTCGATGTTCTCGATGCCGTATTCGTCCGCGTGCTGAAGGTAACTTTCCTTCATCGTTCCGAATCGCTTCGTGTCCTTGATAATGGCGTTCATTGCATCATGGGAGAGCGTGCCGCCATTCGTTTCATCCGTGGTCTGGTCGAAGACATTGTGCTTCACCGTGTTTTCCTCCTTGTTGTTCGTATCCTTATTTTCGTCATCCTCGCCATCAGCTTTTTCTTCGTTCATTGCTTTGGCAAGCATGAAATAGAAAACCTTTTTCTGTTTCTCAGTCAGCGAATTAAACACATCGCCGACAGTTTCGTCGTCGTCCTTAGTATCGTCAGACTGTTTTTCATCCGATTCGGTTTGGGTGTCGCTGTGGCTCAACGAGATAAGCGGTTCGCCCATATAAATCCGGATGCCGTCTTCTTCCTCATCGTCGCTATGTGCGAAAACATCCTCGATATATGCCTTGGGGTTAGCACCGGCAAGGACAAGACTGACTTCACGAATGTTGCCATGAAGAACGTTGCTGCCCTGTTCCTTCAGCTGATTGGCGAAGATGGAAAGCGAGCTAACATCGCCGTGTTCCACCAACTCCTTTGCCGTATTGCCGGATTCAGTGCCATTGAAGCGACAATACGCATATACACCCTCCGGACGGTTTTCCAGCAGTGCCTGCCCCAGAACGCAGTCTGGGTTATCGTGCTGATGATTCCAGACCAGAGGGACGATTGCCCCATTGTTGCCCTGAAAAGCGTTTTGCAGGATGACGCGACCGTCAGAACATTTCACATTGTTCCGTGTCGCCCATCCTGCAAAATCGTAATTACTCGTATCCATTTTGATTTTCTCCTTCAGTCGGCTGGAATGCAGGAACGGTGTCTTGTTCCTCATTCGAGCCTTTAATGTTTGAATTCTTCAGTTTGTCGGCATTCGGGTCGTCAGCAGGTTTCCAGCCGATAATTTGCCGGATTTCATTTGCCGTTGCGATCTCATTGCGTGTCAGCTTATCCGAAATTTCAGCAATTTGTGTGACCGGCGTCAACTTGAACGTATTGCGGAAGTACATTAGTCGTTGACCTTGCGAGATGGCGGTTTTCGTAAGAAAAGTACGCTGCATTGCCTCAACAATGGCAGTCAGAATCGGCTCGACCGTTCGATTGTAGTAATTCAGCATAACTTTTTCGTCCGCTGTTCCATCCATGATGCTCTGTGTCATGTTGAGCTGACTATATAGCATGTTCGTCAGATAGTCGATTTGCTCCAGCATGTTATTTTCAATAGGTCGATTCAACTGCGTAATCTTTTCGGTCTGGTCGAGCCATGCAATACCGTACTTGGAATTACGGAGTTGTCCTTCCAACTCAGCTTTTCGCTTTTCAGCCTGTTCATGCCGGAGGGTATCACGAGTAGAATAGGGGAGATGAATAATCATGTCCAGTTTCCCAGAACTGGTCTGCTCATCAATAGCATCGAGCATATTCAGTTTCCTAATCAATCGCTGAGCAATCGCATTAGGTTCATTCATCACCGCATAGAATGGATTCTCAACAACGGCGACATATGATTTTGGCAGAACGATTTCTTCCTGCTGACCGGTTTCTTCATTGTAGAGCTTTACGCGCACATGTTTGGGATACCACTCTACAATTTTTCCGACCCGCATCGAGTTGATAGAATAAGTTGATACATGTTCTGCATCAAGTCTCTCGTTCACCTCGGTGGGTACAATAGCGATACAACCCTCGTCAAGCATGGAAGCTGCAATGTCGAGACGAAAAGAAAATCCGGTCTGGTCAATGTTGGCACTCTGTGTCAAGCACTGATTCAAACCGGATTTCACCGTGTCGAGAAATCTCCCGTTGCTATCTACTTTTACATGCTGAATCGAGATTGCCGCTACATCCATCGCAATCCGGTTGTTAATCGAGGTTACAATGGAACGCTCTACACCTCGCGTGAAACCATGCCAATCTGGTCGGTAACTGCTCCCGTAGCCTAAATCAACATAGGTCGGTGAGCGATTTCGGAACACGTCCCAAGCGTGTTTCAGATTATCTAAGACTCCCATTTTGAATTCTCCTTAGTCCACGTCATACGTTTCGCAATAGCTTGCTTCTCGATTCGCTGTACGCTGATAGGTGTCAATGTAAACAGCGTGCTTATCTCCGTCATAGGTGATTTCGTAATATGGGGAATTTGGAACCGGTGTCGAGGCAAGCGCCTTATTATTCTGCAGCACTTTGGAGAGCCAGACAATGTAGACGTCATCTGGAGTAATCCGATTGCTCCCAAATCGTTCGTTCATGTCGTCAACAATGCACTGTTTAACCAAATCAGTAAATTTGTTGCTATCCATTCGTATGTCTCCTGTCAATAGTAAACTTCTTCTTTTCGTTTCAATTTCATACTCTCTTTGGGATTGATTATTACGATAGGATAATCGGCGAACTTCGTTGCCCAATCTTCAGCATCAACGAAACCATCGTACTTTTCCTTAGAATATCTGTTACTGATGTCATCCATGTGTAGTTTCATTGCATCGGCAAAAAACTTGTCAAGGGTCGACGATGATTTTTCCACATACGAAGCTGCTTCTTTTTGCACCTTAGAGGCAGTTCGGCGATTCATTCCGTTCACGGTATTTCTATATTTATGAACATAGTCATACATTTCTCGTATTGACGAGTCGCCATAACTATCAATTAAATCGTTTACCACCTTTTCTCCACTTGCGATTCGTAGTTTTTTTTTCGCTTCATATTCAAATAGAGAAATCGGTTCGCCGAAATCAGAATCAATGCCGCCAAGAACTATTTGGTCCCTATATAAGTCGCGGTCATCATTTGTCAATGATGCGTATTTTCTGCGCGAGTCGAGTGTCTCGTTAGAGGTAGCATAACGATTGATACTGCTTCCCCGTTTAATAATGTCTGTATTAGCGTCAACTCTGGAAACACCGGCTTTCTCTTTTCCGATCTCAGCATACTTGTCCCAGTCTACACTGGTGATTTTAGAAAGAGCCTCCCCATAACGTTTCTTCCCCGCAGGTGTTAGCGTGCCGTCTGGATTCTGGTATCGTCGAATTCCCCAGCGCATACCATGAATCCCCCAATGATAAAATTCACTCAAGGTTCATCGCCTAAAAAAATCACGACGGTCCCCTGTCCGAAGCAGGGCATCATGAGAATTTCATCATGCTCTTGAATGAGCGTACACATAAAGAGTGTTCCGGTGTAATGCGGATTATACGCAAGAATTACCCGATGACTGCCGTTAGACGGTAAATCTACTGTAGCGATTTCATCCGCCGATACGAATAGACGTAGATTTGTTTTTTGTGTCGGTCTGTTGTTTAGATATTCAGCAACTTTCTGCTGAATTTTCTTTTTGATTTTGTCGTTGCACATTTTATCCCCTCCATCGAAGCAATTACGACTTCTCTTATGTGAAAGTTATAGAACGATTTTTTGCAGCTTTTGAAAAACCTATCAAATCATCGGCAATCCTAAAAGGTGTTGTTTCTCCAGTTTTCTTATTGATTTGGAACATAATACCGGGAATAGTATCTCCAGACTCGTAGACAACGATTATACTATTTTCCGTATAATCAATAATCGACTTTACCTTAATATCGCCGCCAGCATTATCCAACTGACGTTTTAATTCGTTGAGATTCACTGTATCCTCCGGTTTCAGCAAATATAATTATGGCTCTTCAAATAGTCAATATTCGGTTTTGCTTGGTCTAAGCGAGTGTATGAAAATGTCGATGTAGAGGCAAGAAGAGTATTCAGTTCTGAGTCGGTCATTTTTTTATTTGACTGTGTGTCGTAAACATAAAGCTGTCCATCTTTGACTTTGTAATAAAGAGAGTGCCCACCACCTACCATATACTGTACTGAAAACTCGCCTCTTGCGTCACCATCGCCCAAAATCTCTTGTCGGAATTTTGCAATATTGTTTTTACTTCTGACGTATCTCTTTGTGTTCTTGTACGGATTGTCAGTATACCAACTCATACGCTCCGGTATAGTCGTTCCACCAGCACTCAGCATCTTACTTCCATCTATACCTGCATGAACATCAAATCCGCGTTCCCGCAGTTCCATGGATACAGTACATGCAGTGCAATTAACTCCGAATGCCAGATTCTTGCTATCGTAGGAGGGGTTTATGCGTTTCATATTCTCTTCTTCTGTCATTTTTTCGTTAATAAGATATAATCCTGTTTCTGAATCGACTTTTTCTGTTAGCCGCTCAGAAGCATATGCCTTATCGTTGGAAATCTCACTTGCCTGTCGCATAGCTGAACGGACTTTCAGACTCTTGCGAATGCGCGAAATAGCATAGCAGGCGGCATGGGCAGCAATGATTGTGACATACACAGTTGAAAGCCCGCCATCCACGTTGCTTCCATTACCCTTCCCATATCTCTGCTTTCCGAGAGCTGTCAAACTGCCATCTGGATTTTGGTAACGACGATGATACCATCGTTGACCTTTTATACCGTGATGAACAATTACATAACTGGATTCTCTTTGCTTTTCTAATGGGTAAGACTGACTATTTTCACAGTAATGGATAATGTAGTTCTGATTCGTATTATTGACTAAATCATTCCCTGACGAGGAGCATTGATTCTGGCTATTCTTTTCTGCTGCCGTTGGGGATTGAACCACTCTAAATGTTCTATCTTTTAGAAAATCTTTCATATCAATCGAATGACTCCCGGTGATGTTTATATGCTACATAGGCATCCAAAAGGGCAGAAATGGCATCAATCTTTTGATCGTGGCGTTGTTTATAGAGCTTTCGGTTCCCGTTCGTATCAGCCAATACAACGCAGTTTCCCATGGTGAACTTGATGATTTCCTCGTCGAAGTAAAGCAATTGAGATTCGGCCATCTTCTTTAGTTCGCCAAGCTGAACGGATTCAGTTCTTGAACCCTGCTGGACGGACTCGTTTCCGTAAGACCCAAAGTCCATTTCCCATTGGGCGACGAACTCTTTTGCATTCCAAGGGTCATAGCCAAATGCACGAATGTCATAGTGCTTTTCGTTAATGAACTGGTATAGGTCGGCATATACCTTCAGCAAGTCAAGTACAGTGCCATCCATAACAACCATTGTTCCTTCGCAGATGAACAGGTCATATTTTTCACGCAGACTTCTTGGAAGCTGCTGATACGTTAGCTCCGATATATAACTTCGGTTCTTGATTCCAAAACATCCATTATTTAACGGAAATAGAAATGTGAACGAGCAGAAGTCGTCACCTCTCGACAGGTCAGCACCCATTGCACATTGCATCTTCCAGTATTCACGTTTTCGCTGAGGGAGGGTCTCTTCATAGGTGAAGAAATAAGTGTAGCCTTCCATCGGAATCCCGAATCGTTTTGCAAGGATATCATTTCTCGCCGACGGCACATTCTCTGCACGCTCAACATCTCGCTGATATGCTTCGTAGCTGATGGTTTTGCCGATATTCGGGTTCGCCTTTAACCACATGTTTGGGTCAGCAACTTCATCCACAGAGTCCAACGCATACCACCAAATGGAGACATTCGGAGCGAAGAAATCACCTTTTAAGATTTTCTTAAGTTCCATTTTGATGTCGTCACCGCACCCGTTTCGGACAGTGCCTTCGGAACTCACAGCAAGGATAATGTAGTCGTCGACTTTGGAAGCGCCCTGCTCAATTGCGCCGATGGGGTCTTCTCGCATGTCGCCAGACAGCCATTCGTCAACAGAAGCAACAGCCGGTCGCATACCCTGTAAGCTATCAATCGACATCGGTCGTACTTCCAGAAGAGAGTTTGTGAGAAAATTCTGTATGCCTTTCTTCGTAGATGCCAGCTTTAATCGCTTTGCTCGTGAACCGGTGGTATTTTGCAATGACCCTTCTGTCAAAAACTTAAACAGTGGGCCTCTGGCACGGGCAATTGCCGTTTTGTAGGGTGCCATCACTTCCTCGGCTTGCCGCATTGTCGGTGCTGTCGTCATTTGGTACGTTGTGGAAGTGTCAACATTCTCGACATAGGCGTGAACGCATGTTTCAAACAGAGATTTTGCAGCGCCACGTCCAACGATGAGAAAGAGCTTGTTGATGAGTCGCTTCTTCCGTCGCTTCCGTATATAATGTCCACCGTAATCATCCGGGACGAATTCTGTAATTTCCTCAATTGTGAACCAGCACAGCAGCGCTTCTGCCCATAGCTTAAAAGTGTCGAGCAGATGAAGGTCTGAGCCGTCCACCAGCGTCATCTCATTTTCGCAGAAAGCAATAAATCCCTCAACCGGCGCGGGATCATAGTATACACCGGGATTTGCGATGAGCGCATCAATCCGATTCATCTCCATTGAGATGTTTTGGTTTACTGGAATTTCCCCTCGCAGTACGGCATCACGAAACATGCCGTAATACTTTGGTACTGCGGTGTTCGACAATGCCATATATCAAACCTCTTATCTGAATAGCTATTCAGTTGGCGCATTTCGCTGATTACGGTTTCGACGCCTGCTGCTTTGATTTCCGCTATCGCCCCCGCCAGTACTATTTCCAGATGCAGAATTGGAACTCGACGAAGAGTTGCTGCTATTCGCATCGGCAGAAGTCGAAGAGTTGTTGTTTGCAGAATTCTGCCGACTGTTATTATTGGAATTATTTCCCGGCTTATTTTTAGGATTAAGATTTGCGAACAAATTATCGAACCGCTTTCTAATGGGTCCTTGCACAAGCGCGTCTACAGCAGCATCACCACTCTTAGCAAGCAGTTTTTTTACTAACTTTCTTCCGACACCTGTATTAGCTTCAGCACGCTCATTCATCAGGTCTCGATAACGCTTCTCCATTTGTAGGCGGTTGACGACAGCGTTAAGCTCTTCGTCAGTCATAGCCTCAGGATGTTTCGACTTATAGCGTACCTCATGGTGTTCAGATACCCCCTTGGCAACGGAGGATACACTTTTTTTCACTTTTTTGGATACGACCGAAAATAATTTTTTTGCGTTGATTGTTACAGTACTGTTCTTGTTGTTTCCTTTGCTCTTCCCGTATCTCAGTTTTCCAAGTGAAGTCAGACTGCCGTCTTTATTTTGATATAGCCGCACACCCCATTGCATACCGGGCTTGCCATAATGGACAATCACATGTTTGGATTCATCCATATTATCCCTCCCTTCTGTAAAAATAAGTACAAAAAAAGACGAGTGCAATACTTGCCTCATCGACGTTCGTCAAGAATTATTCTCCAAAATCGCGCTCTCGGAATTAACTTGTAATCTCCATTCGTATTCCCGCAATGTACGTTCGAGACTCTCTGTAACAACAGAAGAGGCACTTGGGTCAAATACCATTTTGACTCTTAGGTAAACGTAGCTTCTGATAGAAGATAGCTGTATCGAGGAATTTCCGATAAATTGTTCCCATGTCTCTGCGGAACCGCTGATTTGAAATCCGTTTGCGGGCCCGATGCCTAATTGATGCAGAATCATGAAAGTAGAGTTGATATGAATGATGATGTCTGTATCAAAGGCTTCGTTCTGGATGCCAAGAAGTTTCTTGATGGTATCAAGAATGCTGTTATCATTCATCGTAAGTCTCCAACTGATGCTTAAGAGGTTTCCCACAGCTCTTATTGCCTTCAGCGCACTTCCCTCTGATGCAGGATGGTCCAGCATCTTCAAATAGTACAGGGCACTCGCTCTTGCAAAGTGTCCACATAATTGTTGCCAGTGCTCTGATTTCCCACTGGGCTCGACGGCACATTCTCAGCTCGAAGAAATGGCGAAGCTCACGAGCATTCATGGTGACGAGCATAGAAGTTTCGCAAGCATTTGGAAGGACAAATCTTGCATCTTCGTTAGCCTTCTCACCAGAACCCAGTTTCTCAGTCCATTTCCGATACCATTTGTTCATCTGCTCCATCTGGGCGCGGTACTCGGCAATGGCATCCTCCCCAAGTTTTTCAATAGCCGGGGGAATGACGTAGTTAAACCCCTTGTCGTAATTCACATACCGCTGACTCCGTACACTGAAACTTGCCATGCGATGCCGTGTAATTTGTGCAAGAAGTGCCCGTGAAACCCCACTGATGGCGAACGTAAAGGAAACGTGCTCCAATACGGATTCGTGACCGGAATTGATAATCCGGCGAATCATCGCAGAGTTGTCTTTATCAAACACTCCTTGAATCATGTCATCAAGGTCTGCATCGGAGTAGCACATTTTTCCGCCAAGGGCAACGGCAGCATCACATAAGGGCGTGTACTGAACAAGCCTGACATTCATTGCTGTCTCGTGCATTAGTTATCGCCTCCATCATTTCAGCCATGGGCACATATCGTTTGGTTTTCGTTCAGCAAAGGGGAGTGCCAGCAAATCAGCATCTCCATAGTGAATAGCCTTGTGAGTTTCGCTTGATACACAAATGACGTTCTCTTCGTCAAATAGTCGACTGCTCTGATTCAAAATATCATTGACGCAAATCGGTTCGATGTGGTGGATAGTTGCTCTGGTATTTATCTCATAGCCGTCTACGCCCATATCGCACCCGTTGTCCCGTATGATAATCTTATCCCGAAAACGTCGCCATTCCTGAGACGTGTAGAAGATTTGGTTCAAATATCTATTGTGTCCGAACGTCTCTGCACCGACTATCCCGCTGAGTTTCAAATACTCAAACCGTTCTTTGTAATCTGGAATCCGAATCAGTTCCGAATAGCATCGTATGCGTCCCATAGGTGTTAGTAAATTTCGTCGTCAGGGTCGTTGCGGCCAGAATATCTATTCATAGCCTCCAGCGCCTTCTGATACAGTTCGGCAGTGTTGGAAGCATCCTGAAGATTCCGAATTTTCGCATCCATCAGTTCCAGCTGCTTCTTGAGTAACTGCTGTTCCGCCTTTTCTCTTGTCGTTCCCAGCTTAAGATAGTGGCAAATCACCTGCGACGAAGCTGTACCTGCCCGCAATTGTTCTACAGCAAGGTTCACGGCAAGCTCAATCGCTTGATTCTCTCGCCCTTCCAGTGTCGTCGACGGTCTATCAATCGCCGGAACGCGAGTTTCTGTATGGTTTTCTATTGGTTTTAATCGCTTTCCCATTGGTTTCTCCCTGAACGTGAGTAGAAATCGGGCATGGGAGTGAACTTATGAGATATTTTTTCACATGCTGAAAGGAGAATCGGCATAAAGAACACTGAAAATATCTCATAAGCTCGCCGCCATGCCCGAAACCCACCCAATTTTGTTTCCAGAAAACTCTCCCCCGGAGAATTTTTGAAGAGGCGGGCGATGCAGGGAGGGGGTGTGTTTTTCGGAGACCCCCTCCCGGTATCTTTTACTCATCACGGTAGACTTTTTTGTAGAAATCCCCGTAGTCATTCTTCAGAATGACGTTTATAGCACGAATAATTTCCTCGTCAACCTCTTCATCGGTCATTTGTGGCGTGAAAACTGTGATTCTGTCGATGTAGCCGCAAGTATCATAGCCATGAGTCATGTCGTACATGTACCATTCGTTCGGGTGAGTGAACGGATTGTACGGATTATCGACCGTTGTAAGCGCTACATCGTAAGTTCCGCTCAATATTATTCCTCCTTTCGACACAGATTAGTTTCCGCTAATGGCTTTCGAGACCGTCGAGACAGAAACGCCAAGCGCATCAGCAATCTGGGCTGTAGTTTTACCACTGTTCTTCATCGAGCGAATCTTGGCTTCCTGCGCTGTTGTCAAAATACGGCGAGATTTAGGAGTCGAACGTTCTCGAACATCGTCTTTGTTGCAGAATCTGTAAATTTCTTGAAATACGTTATCACTGATAGCACCTCGTTGAATGGCTTCCCACTCTCTATCAGTAATATCAATCTGCTTACGATGCGCACCAAGTCGACGACGAGCGGCAACCAATGCTCTCTGTCCCATCTTCTTTTTCTCAGCTTTGGACATGAATGGATTGTCTAATTCTGCACCCTTTACAACAGCAGCAGCCGCAAGCTGTGCCTGACGCTCAATCGGGGCGTTCATTTTTGCTTCGTTTAGTTTTCGTTTAAGCGACTGAGCTTCATCAGAATACTCTTTTTTAGCTTGACTATTATACCATAATTTCATGGGGTGTAATAATTCCAAACGTGCTGTACGTTCCATGTCCTTCAACGCATTGGCATAGTCAGCATATATCTCTTCTACTTTCCGTCCGGTAGATAGTACATGAGCATCCTTGACTGTTTGCATTTGCGTGGTTTTCTCTTGCTTATAATGTTTATTGCCCTTTTTATCGTAATAGAAACTATCGTCAGTCTTATAAATCTGGTCACCGGTCTCAGGGTCTGTCTTCGGCGCTCCTTTTCGCTTTCGTATGGTTGCCTCCGCACTCGCCCTCGAAATCAAAGTAGATGCACCCTCGCTATAACGTCCGTCTTCGGTATAATGACCTTGGTAGTTTTTCTTCAGTTCGGCAATTCTATTATCTCGGAAGGAACGCTCATAATCCAGCTTGTGCTTCGCTGCGTCAATTACTACCATGCTATGCCTAACTGCGCGTGCTAATTCGTCATCGGAGGCACCTTTCAATGTCATATCGGTAATCAGATTGGAAATCATGCCCATTTCTTTGCCAGTATGATTAATCTCCTTCTCAAATTCACGATAAGAACCATCCTTCTGTTTTACACGAACAATTTCAGTGCGCTTCATGTATTTCATGCCGGGTCTCTCAGGGTATTCCATCTTAGGGTCGAATCCTTCAAGACCACGAAGAGAGTCTTTTGCGTGAATTTTCACTTTGTTGTCTGGCGAATTACAGGGGATTACAAGTACAGTATCGCCGTCAAAGTCAGCACCAGATAGTTTCTCGGCGGAATGGGGACTAATTCCGATGGCATCAGCAGGGGTTTTCCCAATCAATCGTGCGCCATCAGAGTGCTTTGTGTTATTCTTGGCAATAACGATTTCAAACTGTCCTGCGTGAGGGTATCGAATCAAGGCCAACGTTTCTCCATCTTTGAAATTCGGAGCATATACTTCATTGTCGCTTAGTGTTGGCACAGGTAGTATTACATTCCATCTTTGACGGGGGAGAGCAGCGGCTTTAAGTTCGACAGAGTCCGAAGAACAAGAATCCGCAAATTCTTCGAGCAACGCCCTTTTTACAGGGAGACAGTCAAGAGCAAGAATATCTTTGTATTCCTGTCGCTTGTTTTCCAAAGCGGTGTCGAGCTGTTGTTTAATTAGCTTGGTAGGTTGCTTACTCAAAAACTGTGAGCTAAGGCTATCTTCCCAAGTCCCCCAGTCACCTTCAACCCTTGTCTTGTTTATTAGGTTGAGGTGTTGCTTCCCATCGTCGCCTGTATAGTAAGATTGACCACCTTCTTCACGAAGATTCGCACCAAAAGGATTAGTTGGGTCATTTTTGATTGCTTTCAATACTTCAAGTTTCGGGACGTCCTTCGACTTATTCGTGTTGAATAAACAATCTACTCCATCAGGCAGGTCATCGCTGTACATGCACATGCCTTTAATATACCTATTTCCGTCCACGAGAATACGGACTTGTGCATAATTGGAATTGCCGAGATTTAGGTCTTTAAGACCACGCCGAATTTCCACAACACCGTCTTTCTCTTTACCACCATCCTCGGCATACCGAATCGCTAAACGGCTGGAATCCATAGATGCCGGATACTCAAAAGGCTTTGTGATAAAGTCATTCCCGTTTTCGTCCTCTCGAACTCTAACAATATCAAGGGTTTTGATTGCGGTCGGGTCATTGTATTTTTTCGTTTTGTCGTAATCGTCAGGGCGGCAGGCTATTAGCATCGTAGTAGAATGTGCACTATCAACGCCTCCCTGAGGGACGCTGCGCTTTTCTATGATATAACCTTCCAGCTTCAAACGCTGGAGCGCTTCCCCCAATTTCGGTTCAGAAATCCCCAAATATATTTCTGTACCTTTTCCGACGTCAACCATTCCCTTTTCATCGACTTGTTTCTTGATGTATTCAGCAACAACTTTAGCTTTATCAGAACGAGCTGCTGCATCAGCATTCAGATAGGAATCAACTGTAGAAGGGGCAACGCCCATCAGTCTTGCTATTTCCGAACGAGTTTTACCATCTGCCTTCAGTGCCATCGCACGGTCCACAAGTCGAGAACGCTTATCATTGATGGAGATTTTATACAGAGACCGAAGTTCAGTTGTGCTTTTACATCCGACTGCTTTCGCAATGTCTTTTTCGTCCATGCCGCTTTTTTTCAGTTCTTGAACACGCTCTGCGAAATTGATGCTATGTTGATTTGGGTCTTCTCCCGAACCCTTTGGATAACGACCAGAACCCGGACCGGGAGCACCGTCGTCGACACTCCGTCCGTAGTGCATCAAAATATCATTCTTAACACGGTTCATATCATCTACTCTCCTTTATTCCATCAACGATTTCAGAGGCGTGGGTGATTTTTTCCATCACAAGAACAACGTCATCTACTTTAGGTAGTTCGACGGTGACGTCATTGGACTGGTAAAGACGCAACTCGACATGTGTCTCTTCAGGGTCAATATCGTATTCCAAGCAGAACAGCGCTGCATAAATTAGAAGCTGCTCCATGTGAGCCTGCGTAATGCCGGTCTTCAGGTCATGGATGCGCAACTTTGAGCCATCAAAAGCAATAGCATCTGCTGTCCCATAGCACGATGCTGAGTAGACCAGCGTCACTTCTGGTGTCATATCGTACTGAATTGCATCATTAACGTAGGAAGCAAAGTTCTGAAAATATTGGTCAACATTAAACGCGCACTCTGGAACATCATTTGCGAGAAGATGATGAAGAAGTAAATGTTTATCCGTTTTGTTGACCCGGATTCTATGCTTAATCAGAGATGCGGCGAGTTCGTGAATTAGAGTTCCTATCCGCTGACTGTAGCTGCTAATGTAGGCGCGCTGAATATCTTCGTCAGAATAGTTCAGCCAGTAGTATTTACTCGCGCTCAACAAAGCATGAGTGCCTGCCAATTTTGAATGTTCGTTGTAAGTCATCAAATACACTCTCCTTATTTTCTGGAAATATAAAGTTGGCATAAGACATTTCGTTAAGCAAGTTCACATAGTAATCTTGATTTGGCTGATGTCGAGCGCTACCAGAACGCTTCAATTCGAGAAGAGCCCACTTGTCACGATACAGCACCAAAATATCAGGAAATCCTTGCTTGTAATTCGCATCCATCTTGCAAACGATACATCCGGGAAAGCGAGATTGCAGTTCGCGAACGATAGTTGCTTGGAAATCGCGCTCAAGTAATGCCATAATAATATTTCCTTTGCATAAAAATAAAGAGAATGCGATTTTTACACATTCTCTTTCTCCTCATAAGAGGACTTGCGATTTTCGACTTGAAAAAAAAGAAGAGTAGCTGTATTTTACAGCTACTCTTGATGATATGCTATCGTTAAGGCATCCAACTTTTATCGGCTCTCTTCAAAAATCCACTGCCGCCTCTTATTTCAAGTGTATCGCCATCAATCAGTTCGATAACGGATGGAGAACCGACTGGAATGTCATAAATCCCTATCTTAGGATTCTCTTTATCGTCAGCCCCATAGACGTAGATACGACACTCGCTGCCCGCACCCATTTCCACTTCAGTTGCCGTGAATTCGTATACACCGGGGGCAATGGATACACCGACAGTATAAATCCCTCGACCGATAGTCGAATCGCTCACACAAATTCGAGAGTCAATCTCAAAGTTCACGCGGTCTCGCAGCTCTACCAGTTCATCGAGTGTCATGGCACTCAAATCGACCGTGGGGCTTTCAGCAACAACGGGAGCAGATGCTAAACCGATAGCCAAGATGACTGAGAGTATCTTTTTCATACTGTTACCTCCACTAAGTGTTAATAAATATCTGTTAAAAAATTCTAAAAAATTCGTTCCAAGGGTCTTTAACAGACTCAGGAGTGGGGAAATTGTAATCACCATTTACGACATCTTCTGCCAAAACTGCGAAATGACATTCAGGGCATTCCCAATAATCGTAGAATTTTGACTTTCGCTTAGGATTGACCTGTATATATTTCATTTCGGCACCGGATTTGCAAAGACCACAAAATTGTTTCCCGGTCTTTCTATACAACCTCTTATGTGCTTCTGAATCAAAATCGACACTATCATGATGCTCCCCAAACCTATCAACATATACATGAACAGGTCTTCCGCAAACGTCCGTTGTGTCGTATTCGTATTCCTCCTGCTCCTCCCGAAAATCGCAGATGTCGTTCGGGTCATAAACGGGTGCATCTTCGTCAGGATAATACTTGCCGTAGTCATCGAAAAAATCTTTACCGTCCATTGAAAACTCCTCCTCTCGTGCCCATTGAAACCGACTGTCAGTATACCACGAAGGGGGCTCTTTTTCAATGTTCTTTCTGGGAAAAATTGAATTTCTGAGTCCGTGCCCACTTGCCCACTTTTTTTTCTCTATTCTATATAATTTCTATATTTTTTTATCGCAATTAAATAGAAATAAAAGTGGGAAAGTGGGCAGAAAACCCGCAAACCCAGTAAAATCAAGGCTTTGCGGCTGCCCACTTTTATTTTCAAAAGTGGGCACAAAGTGGGCAAAAAATAAGCTATAGCTTGCCATTTTCGTTCAAAATATCATGGCAGTTTGGTTACTTTTACCCTCAGAAAACGTTCTGCCCACTTTCATCGCATTCAAAAGTGGGCAGAACTTTATTCATTTTTCAGATTGCTCTTCTCGTTTTCGTCGTTTCTCAGGTTCAGCAGCACCTGCAAGAACCACTGCAATCAACGGGAGAATCAACAGCCGTGCCCAAGCATATGCAGCAACAACTGTACGCAGTGCAACCGCCTCGACAAACAGGGAAGCGATAAGCAGAACAATCGGACAGAAAGACAGAAAAAGAATTCCCTTAATACCAGCGCGCATCTTAATACTCACCTTCTTTCCGATTCAGGCTGTCTGTTGTGCTAAACCCATTAGGATATCTATTCTTCAACTTTTCAATGTTCATCTTAGTCACCTCATTAAGATTATAGCCGATAGAGTGTGTCAACAATGTCAAGTACCACATCACGTCGCCAAGTTCGAGAGCAATCTTCCTCGTATCAAGGGGATGCCCCTGAAAGATACTCTTCTTCAAAATATCAACCACTTCGCCAACCTCGCCGGACAGCCCAAGAGCACCCTCAAGCATCCACGCAACCTTATCAGAATCCGGATTTTCCTCGCAATCGCTGATGACACACTGCATCAGAAAAATCGTGCTCATCTTATTCGCAGTCCGGAGAACTTCCTCTTGGTATTCGGTCATACAATCTACACTTTTCACTTTACGCATCTCCTTTTTAATCGCTTCATCGAATTCGCAGGTTGTCATATTCAGCATTCCTCCCACGGTGTATTTTTCAAGCGTTCTTCAGGCGGAACAAACAGCCAGCATCGCCATTCGATGCCATAAGTCGAGAAATCTTTAATACCTATCATGTGGGTTGTGCCGCCCCAAATGTAGAAGAGAAATGAATCGTCTAACTCAACCTCATCCTTATTGAGAAGCACACGGACAGGTTGCACTCTCGGTATACCGGTACCCGGATTACGAAGTTCAAGGAATATGGTCATGTCATTCGTCGAGTATTGCTTTCTGTAGTCAGACATCATATTCTTCAAGACAGTGAGGGGAAGAACATCTTGTGCTTTCTCCATCAGCTTTCTGAGCTTGAGGATGCGTTCGGGATACTCTGAAATATCCTTTATGCAGTCCCCGTTGACCCATTTAGGTTCGAGATACACTCGACGTACTACATTTTTAGGAAAGTAGGGGAAATTAACTGTCGGGCAATGGTCAATTGTTCTTATCCATGATGAACCACCATCATACGACACAAACCCGCCGTTGTCAAGGTCGTAGACGCGCCCGCAAATTTTGACAAGAGACGGACAACGACGATTGTAAAATAGCGGAATGGATTTTCCTTTTCGAGCCAGCGGGTCACGATAAATCCATTCGCAATCATTACCGGTTATGGGGGTAAGCGGCTTATAGTTTAATAGCCTATCCAGAAGTTCATCCTTACAGGCTTGTGCATAACTATCATAGCCGATTTTGATTAAATCGACCCGGTGGATGTAATCCTCGAATTGGACTTCAGAAATGATTTCATACTTTTTAACCAGTTCCAATTCATATCTTGCAAAATTCTCGAAACCGATTTTTTGACCCATCGCTTTAGGATAATAGCCGAGTCGCATCACAATTCCTCCTCAAATATCATTCCCACTTAACAAATGCTCGTGCGTTAAACGTCTTTTTTTTCTCTATTGCATCTCCAATTGCTAAATCAATCGGGGAGCGACTTTTCAAATGGTAATACCACAAGTCAGTGAACGGTGTATTCATGCGGTCGATTCGTCCTGCCGCCTGAGCCATTACTTTGTAAGAGTAATTCTGCGAGTAGAATATCATCGTGTCAGTGCTCGTGCAGTTCCAACCTTCGCATCCAGCGGTATACTGCACCAAGTAAGCCCAACCTTCACACGCCTCTCTAATCGGCTCGTGTGCATGACCGTTCCATTCCGAAAATATCAATCCTGCATCAGTCAGTGATTTCTTCAATAGCTCCAACTCGAAATCGAAGTTGTAGAAGACAATGGCTTTTGGATGCTTTTTCAGAATATCAATGACCGCACGAACTCGTTCCGGAGCGCTATTTACCAGCTTGCGCCATGTAAAACACAACTCGGCGGCATTCTGCAACGGAAGCCCATTTTCAAAGATGTTCTGACGATTCTTCGTTATGAATTTATACTTTTCTACATCATATGACACATAAATTGTCTCATGATGCTGTTTCGTCTCCCTTCTGAACGGCATGCTGACAAGAATTTCACGTCGGAGTTCCTCAAGATGATTAGTTTCAACATAGCGGTCAACTTGCGGGAACTTTGCAAACCGCTTAAATATCACATGCTCACGCAGAAACTCAGACCGATTTTTGTAGAAACCATTCGCCACGAATACAGGGATGTAATCGAGCCATGTGTCGCCGGGAGTTGCAGACAGCAATACCCAAGCATTCTTCTTTGTGATTTTAAGAAAGTTCCGAGTCCATGCTCCACTGCCGATGACTCGTTGCTCATCAAATATAAAGAATGCCCCAGACACGTCTGCATACTTCCCGATGTTGTTCCAGCTGTCAACAACCACTATGTTATGCCATTCATCACAAACACCCGGAGAGAGAAGGAACGGAATCATATCACCATCCCATTCCTTGCTGTCTCTTTTTCGGGCTGTCGTGATGATGTACAAATCTTGGTGGCTCTTTCGATGTACTCCCGGAATATCAATAGACTCACCCTGAAAAAGGGAGTAGTAAGCCAAGGAAGTCCTCGACTTACCACTCCCGACGCCGCCACATAGGATGCAGCCGTTTTTCATTTTTGCCACAGCTTTTCGCTGATAGTCACGCAATCCTGCATCAGGCATGATTACACACCGCTCTTCGGCACCCCGAACACGACATTGAGACGTTTCTTCATGAGATTGGTAAACTCCTCATGCGTAAGTAGTCCATCATCGACAAAGCAACGATATTTAGCCAGCCAATAATACGGGAGAACAGGATAACCGTATGGCATATTCTTCAAACCTCCTCATCTTAGAAAGGCGCGTCCTCAGAGGTCATACCATAGTTACCGCTGGCGTACCGCTGGTCAAGTTCATCAACGTTCAGTGTGACGTACATCGTCTTCAGATAGGCTTTAATCTTTGTTTGGCCATTGTCGTCCCAATAACGAGGGCGAATCGTCAGGTCGACAGTCGCAATATCGGCATGGTCGAGCCTACCGATAGTATCCTCGTTAAGCAGCGTTCGCTGATTACCGTCGACGATGTAGACACACACCGGAAAGCTATCATTATTTCGATAACTGACGGCAACGGGAATATAATGCTTGGCTACCTCATCGTCAGTTCGCGGAGGCAGAATCCGAACATTCCACCCCTCTTCAAACATCTGCCGTGCCTGCACTTCATCCTCAATTACAAGACAGAAATTCCGATTGCCTGCCGGATTGAACTTGCGTTCCTCACCGGCGAAATTCTTGAAGAGAATCTGTGCGTCCATGAAAGTAATGTTCTTATAAGACTTAGTCATAAATATCAATCTCCTTTTATTTAACTAACAAACCATTCGACATCGCATCCATTCTTCTGAAGCGTATCGACGGCAGCGTCAACGAGTCGGTTGTAGTAACTTTTATCTACATAGGATTCAGCATCAGTTCCGCGCAATTTTTCGGACTCTTCCCAAAGGTATCCAGAGCAGTCTGAAGCATTGTCGAACTTTTTGTTCCCATTCTTGTCTTTCGTAATTCGTTTGAGTTCCCCACCGCAGTGTCCGGGAAGCACGGGCGTAAACTGGCCAGTCTTTCCGATGAACTGGTAGCAATGCTCGTCCTCGGCAAGTCCTTCTCTCCTGTCAAGGTAGAGGGCGGATGTTACAGACTTCACTTCGCACATGTCGTCAAAGACAATCGGTTCTTTCGAGAACAATGTCTTGAAGACGTAGGGAACTTTGAACTGCTCACCAGTTGCTGTCCATTCACCGGAATGCTTACGATTATCATCAGGAATATATCCGTATGTCTTCTCGCACCATTCAGCTGAAGCATACTTCGCAACGTAAACAGAATGATTAACAAGGCACATCTTCTCGTAGGTGGCCTCGTGTTCAAAGTTATATCCGTAACGCTTGCCGAACTCCATGATAAACTTGATGATTTCCGGTGTTGCATTCGGTATCTTCACGGAGTCCGTTTTCACATGGCAGACCGTGAATCCGCGTTTCATCACCTCATTTTTCAAGCGTACCATGAACAATGAACCGCGCTTCGCAACAATGTTATCAATATTCCGAATGTCTCGGAATGCGTTCTGGAACTTGGCAGACGTGAGTCCGTAGACTGAGTTGATAGCAGTCTTCAGAGCATTAGCGAGGTCTTTAGCGGTGATTCGCCCGTCTTTGACCCACTGAATGTATGGCGTAAGTTTGCCATCCAGCATCGTTCTAACCTTATCCCAATTCTCATGCTTGATTTCCACACGAGCATCCACGAGTTCCTTGAAACGCTGTGTGTAACGCACACCAAATAGACATTCGGCGATGATGCTATGCGGGTGCATCGACGTAATATCCAACAGTGCGACATTGATGTGCATTCCGGGTTCGCCTTTAGCCCATCCACCTTCACCAACCTTTTCACCCATGAATGTAGATACCCCTTGCTCAAAAGAATATCCATCAAAATAGGGGAGCAAACTATTGGCCTCTCCGTGAGGTTCAGACATCATGACCGGTGCTGCATTCTTCAGAAATTGCTCCATGTCATCATCGAGTTCCATGACTGGTTCTGCAAGATTCCGATACTGAAACTCATGTTGCGGAGAACGGTCACCAGAAAATATAATTTTTGTGGTTAAACTGTTCGTAGTATCGTTGACCTTCATGCCCGCCAAATCCGATAGAATGACGCGAGCTATCCAGTCGGCAGAAAGATGCTCGAAAGCAGCCTCGGTAGCAATTACGTCATTTTCGCAATAGTTGCCAACCATCTCCCATTTTTCCTTGTCCACGGGTTCATCCCACGGCAATCCCAATTCCTGATGATGGATTCCCATTTCGATTTCCAACTTCTTAAGACTTTTTTTATTTCCGGCAGAAGCGAAATCGTAAATATCAGTGTAAGAAAGGTCGTAAGCACTTCCAAACAGAGCATTCCGGCGTTCCACGGAGGTCTTTCCGTTGATGATTCGCTGTGAGAGGTTGTAAATCTGTTCTGGAGTATATCCCATCATGATTGCGTAAATGATGTGGTTGTCGTAATTTCGATTGTTGAACCCGACTAACCGATGCTCGACAAGTTTAGAAATATCAGTCGGAGTCGGATTAAACCATCGGACTACGCTTTTCCCTTCACCCTGAACTTTCCAGCAGACAAGTACGAGGTTCGGGAAGACCTCGACATCGAAAAATATCAATCGCTCATCAATCACCTCATCAGGCGGTTTTGCATTAGCAAGTTCGGTCGTTTCATCATCGTCCTTCGATTGGAATTTCATCTTCCCAATCTGCTTTAGACAATAGTCCGCATGATTAGTGCTTCTGGATGCAAACGCAAGGACGGCAGTATACATATCTGAAACATTATACTGCATCCCACTCGCATACGCATCATCCAAAATCTTAACAATGAAATCGACACTTGGCTTCGTTCCCGGGAGAAATTCTTTATTCATCGTCCTTTTCAAGAGGATTCTGAGATTCTTTTCATTTGAGATAGTTTTCTTGTCTACCACATCCTTTTCCTCCTTGAGCGGGAGACCGGAACTAATCGTCGCAATAGGAATATCATTGCATACTGTCAACATGCGGCGCAGGGAACTGTTACCGACCATGACTTTGACCTCAATCTGGTCATCATAAATTCGACTGAGTTTCGTGACATCACCGGAATAAAAATAGTGCAGGTGAATCCCTGCACCGCTTTTACTCGTTTCAGCATACGTCTTCGGCCATTTGCTCGCTGCTTTAGCGTTTTCTTCAAACGACTTTTTCCCAGATGCGTCCCGAATATCAAAGTCAATGATGATAAGATTAAGAAACTCTTTTCCGAACAGAACGTAGTGTAGTTTCTTGCTGTCGATGTCTTTCAAAGTCGTGGCAACGCTATCCCATTTTAGAAGAGGTTTCTCATCTTCCGAAGCATACTGCGCCTTGCAGTCAGCGCAAATATCATCAAGGATTGAGTGCTGCTGCCTAAGCGATAACCAATCCGGTATGGAAGTGACCGCTGGTTTTTCAATGTCGACGACATTTTGAGTTTCCGCCTCCTCGAATTTATCGTACCTGAATCCCTTGTAGTAGTTCCGAATCCGAGAACCATCAGTCATGACGATGCGCTCGTAATACTCCTTGAAGTAGTTTTTCAGTTCCTCCTTAAATACGCGCTTATTCTCCGGATAAAGCACTTTCGCATCTTCGCAGTATACTTTATACATTTCCCAAGCCGTCTTAAGGGTCGTTTCATCCTCCTTCTTAAATATCAACCACGAATCCATAACAAAGTTATAGAAATCGTTGGACGCACCCATCATGTTAATGGGGATGTAGTCATCGTAAGCTCCCGGATTCTTCTCATAGATTTCCTTGCAACGAGCAGCAATCGACCCAAGCTCAAACGGAATTTGAGCCATGATTGTCTGATACTCATCGCGGGGCAATTTATTACCTGACGGAGTTACGTCGATGAGTCGGCGAATCAAACCAGACTTCGCATCCGTAATCTTTACCGGCTTATTAGTACCCATGAAGAGAAAAGCCTTGAAGTCGTTCGTATATGTGGATTTGAACTTTTCATTGACTGTCATCTTTTCATGAGATACCAGCGAGTTTAACCGAGTATTATCCTCGATTCGGGAAAGGTCGCCGTCATGCTGAATGGCAACCAAAGGGTTTGACTTGAACGCTTCGAGCGCGAAAGCGTTCGATGAAGAACCAAGTGCTTTAGCATCGAATACTGACAAATATCCATCAAAAAGCTGCTGAATGATGTTTAGCACTGTTGACTTACCCGTACCAGCTGCGCCATAGAGAACCATGAACTTCTGCAGCTTCCGAGAGTCACCACTGACGATTGAACCGATTGCCCACTCGATTTTGTGACGTTCAGCTGGCTGATACAGTGTACTCATCAACTGTTCCCAAGCAGATGTAGTCCCAAATTCCAGAGGGTAGGGGAGCTTCTTGCTTGCGTAATCAGTTTTTTTCGTCTCAGTATTTGCAAATATCAATCGTTCATCCAGCATATGATAGGAGTCCCGCATCTGACGCTGACAATATTTATGCCAAATATCAATCATGCCAGATGCGGCATCCCACATATGCAGCACACGCACATCACCTTCAAGATGACTGCAATTGCTTTTTGCAAACTCGTCAAGCTGTGCATCGACGAGACGAACAACGTCTTGCTCATCCGTAGACCAGAGCTTTTTCTCTTCATCCCAGATAGCGTAGAAATCGCCGCCCCGAATCATCAGGTCAGAGCTTTTCTTGATGATGAACTTAGGACAGATTTCAACCGTCCCGCGCTTTTGAGAACGAGTTGAAATCAGCAGAAAGTCCAACATAGCCGATTATTCCTCTTCTTCGTCGTTATCATCCACTTCGACTGTTTCGATGGATGCTTCTAAAATATCAAGACGCTTTTTCTGCTTCACCACAGTGTATGCAAGCGCACCGAGTCCGGCAGCAAAGAGCCCATTCAGGACAGATTGCCGAGAAGCACGTTTTTCGATTGTATTCATCATGAAACTGAAAATATCATACATGATTAAGCATCTCCCTTTAGTCGAAATGAAATTTTGTCATCTGATACCAAATCTCCATCTCTCGGATATCGCCGTTATACCCCGGAACGTAGAACAAACCTCCTTTCCCATCCGGGGCAAAATTGTAATCCATAAAGTTATAGATGATGTGAGTGACAGTATTCTCGTCAAACGAATCATCCGTCATACCGCTTAGACCAAGACTGTCAATCATCATCCAGAACCATTTTTCGGTTTGGGTGCCGATTTCATAGTCGTATAGAATATCATCGTCAATACGCTTCGCCAATGCAACCATCATTTCAAGAACACTGCATTCTTCCAGCGCAATTGGGCCGTAATATCGTTGGCGAAGACAGAAGCCGTCAAGCATCCGATTGTAATCCCCTCGATGCTTGGCAACTTGAAAGGAAATCTCGTTCAGCGTTCGGAGCAGAGAAGAATAATTCTTATGTTCCGGCTCGTTTGTAACGAATTGAAAAAGCCATGCTTCATAAGCAGTAAGTTTAATCGTCATCAGTATTGTCCTTTCGCAAATATGGATGCTCTGTAAGAACATCCTCGTAGCTGCCCATGATGAGGAGAATCTCATAGTCACACTTCAGAATATCATTTCTGACATACACAGTGTAATGAGTCTTCTCGAAAGCCTCTGCAAAGTTTTCACCAATCATCCTATGAACATCCGCTTTGCTCAGTGCATCGTCATTATCATAAGTAACGACGCTATCTTCGCTGTAGTAGTTCAGAGTGACCGTTTCGTAATCGTCCTCGTCGCCGTACTGCTCAGCTTGAATAACATATGGCTCAGTAGATTTTTCGGAAGAAGTTGTAGTGGCATATTTCAAAATATCAACTGATTTCTGATAGTTTTTCAGTTCTGCAACGTCAAGAGAATTTGTGACCACTTGCGGCTTCTTATCAGACTGTTCTTCGGCAGAAGCTGTATCTTCCTTCTCATCTATGAATGAGCAAATTCCAAAAAGCATCCAAACTTTTCTTTGAGCATAGCGCTGAAGCTCACCCTACGCCTGCAACAGACACTCTCGAAAATAGGCAAAGCCTTTTTCAAAAGCGCC